CCCGCTTTCTGTTTCTTCAGATTCATTGTTCTGTCCTAGTTTCTTTTGTAGTTCAATGTAAGCTTGTTCTAGTGCTTCGGCATCTTTAAATTTACCGGCAAGCATCTGATTCTGTTCAGCTTCATGCGCCTCTCCAATAGCAATAGCTTCTATCTCTGCTTCATTGAATTCAGGCTGATCCGCTGGGGTGGAATCATACGTCAGGGTTGCCATTTGCTGTAATTACTGTAAGGTTTCCAAGGCCAACCTTCTCTACATAGTTGACCGAACGCCCAAGAGTTGGCTTACCAATCTTTTCCTTAGGCGCATACTTATTAGGTTTAGGTTCTTCAACCTTGAGCACTGGTTTCTCTGTAGGGGGATGTGCTATTTCCTTGCTAGTTCTTTCTGGTTCAGCCTGGGTTGGCTTCTTGCGGTTGCGCTGTGGCATTTCCTAATTGCTCCATACGATCTTCTGCTCCTTCGGACTTTGTAGGGTCCATCATTGGAGATGATGCAAACTGTCCAGCTTGTTTGGTCAGTTCCATCTGTGCTTGTTGCTGCTGTGCTTGTTGCAGCTCACCTTGTACTTGCTCTTGAGACTTGACAAGATTCAGGACATCAATACCCTGCGCTGTAGCTAAGCGTTTGATTGCTTCACTAGGATCAACAAACTTCATTAGTGCTTCAGGTCCTAGAGTTTGTGAGATGGTCGTGATAAATGTAATCAGACTTTCTCTATCAGAACCTCTACCTAATGCATTGACACCCGCCACAATGGTAGGGCTGACAATATCTTTAGGTAGCTTAGGTAGTTGGTTGTTCCTTTGTAGAACCATCAAGGTTCGGTTGAGATAAGGAACAAGGAACTCAACAGTCAATAGACTAAACAATCCACCGAGTTGTTGTTCCAGTTCTAGTTGTGTAAGACGTACTTCTTCTGCAGTAGTACGTTCAGACTGACGAACATTCAAAACCATAAAGGCATCAAGGATTCGTTGTCCTAATTGATTAGCCATTTCATAGGCTGTACGGAAGTCAGCTGTCTTACCAACCTGAACAACACCGATGTCATCGGGTCTTCCTTGAACGATTGCTCCGTTGCCTGCCTTCGCCAGCGTGGCTGGTTTAGTTGTACTTGAGGGGGATACAGTAAATACAACTTTAGCGGCTGCTGCAGAGCCTTCTACGAGTGCCTGAGAGAGTGCTTCAAGAGACTTAAGATCTCCTAGGAATTCTTCTGCTCTGCCACGTCCGTAAGCTTCGCCATCGAAACTATTAAATCGAAGGACTAACCATGGAGAAGCTTTCTTTGGTGCGGTGCTACGTGAACCAGGAAGGATCTTATCTAGTACCTCCTGATGCCACACCCACCTACCACTGTTCTTATCCATCTTGACGTGTGTGTATACTTCCACGTCACCTTCATTTGTACCTACTCCAGTTGTTCCATTTAAACCACCACCAGCACTAACACTGTTTGGTTTGGGAAGGGGTACTTCCTTTCCGAGGAGTTCTCTGTCAATCAATTCTTTCGTTACTATCTCCATCACATTGCCGTCACCATCACGGTTGACAACATAGCGATTTAAAGGATAGTTCTTCAATCCTTCCTTACCCATAAAGATAAGACTGTTACCGCCAACAATGAGGTGCTTGATTGCTTGGTGAATAATCACCCGATCATTGCTAGCGTTAATGGAAGACATAACCATTCGCTCCATCTTACTGAAGCTGAGGTCAAGTTCACTACGGATAGCAGGGTCTAGTTCAGAACCTAACTTGTCATCTCTGACTTGTAGTTTGAAGAAGGTAGTCTGCGGAGGAAGCAAAGCCAACATTAGTTTTGAAGCCAATGTCACCGTTGCTTTTGCTCCGATTGACTGCCAGGGGGTACGAAGATTTTGATGGTTTGATGTGTCACCTTCTCTTTTGATTAGATAGGGAAGGGTTAGCTGACTACATTCCCAAGCTACATCCAGAAACTGTTGACGATCTGATTGCAGCTGGTTGTATCTCATCCTCGCTGTTTTCATACGTTTACTCCACCGCTGCTACCGCCTGTGTTAACAGCTGGTGCAGACGCTACTGCTCCTGCTCCACGACGTCTACGATTAGAGTCTTTCTTTCTACTGCCACCAATTGTTAATGATGGTTTGTCAGATTTAGACTGCAGGGGCTGTTGCTGTACGGGCGCTGGAGTAGGCGCTGCTGGTGCTTGAATTACTGGTGGTGGTGCCATTGGTTTTGGCATTTGCACTGGTTTGGGTCTTGATCCACACATTAAATTTCATCCATATATTGATAGATCCACTCAACAACACTACGCTGACCTGCTCGATACATTATCTGTTCGATTGATGAGTGTGGCGTAGGGTTAGCTTGTGGAAAGTTTTCTTCTAGAACTGCTAGCAAAGCATTAGCTTGAATGCCTTTTGTTTCTAGAAGGTTAAGCGTAGGAAGGGAGGTTGACATTACTGTGCTCAAAAAATGCTAGTGAACGGGCTCTTCTGGTGTCAGAAAGTTCAGGTGCTTTGCCCTGATACATCAGCTGATCACTAGATTTGAGCCAAAATTTTTTATCCAGATATTTGTTAGTATTTATACCTAGTGGTTCCATCACCCAGCTGATAGTTGCCTTACGCAACTTGTCTAGTGAAGGTGATGCCTCTAACCCCAGTTCTTTACACACGAGGGAATTAGCTGCGACATGAATCTGTTCGTCTCGTGAGATGTCAGCTGATACTGTTCGCATACCAGCGTCACCATTAAAGCGTAGGAACGGGAGTAGTACGAAGAAAATCGCACGCTCGGCAACCATTGCTTTGAGGATAGTGTGGTCAGGATGCGAAGTCCACGCTTGTCGCAGGGCAAGTGCTTCTCTTTCTGCCTTTTCGTCAACGCCGTAAGCATTGGCGATGTAACTGAGAGCCAGGTCATGGTTCTCTTCATCTTTGACATTGGAAAGTAACAACTCCCGTGCCATGTCTGGAACTTCAGTGGCCAAAGCATCAGTAATAAAATCTCCTACGGGTAGTTCCATATGACGCATAGCCAAGGCTCTATAAATAGCCTGCTCTGCACCTTCTTTGCACTGACCAGCATCAGTCTGTACTGGTGTCCACTTACGCTTACGTGCTAGTAGTTTCTCGTAGGGATTCATTCACCTACCTCAATCTCAAGGTGAGCCATTACTTCAGCAATATTGTCTGGTGTAATGTCGCCTTCAGATAGAGTATTGATTTGTACCTGTAGCTCGGACACCAACTGATTTGCATCAGCAAGTTGCTGTGACAATGCAGCATTATTATTTGTCAATGATGTCATCTCTGCTTGAAGAGCGACGATCTGTTGTTGCAATGCAGAGCTATCTTCACCACGTGCTGCGGCTCGGATGGCTTCTGCAATGTTTCCTAGTTGAACAATCTGTTCTGCTTGTAGCTTCTGTTCTCTTGTTAACGGTGTATACTGTGTCATAGTCATTCAGCGCAGTCGCATTCAATTTCTGAGTTGTTAAATAAATCCGCCAAGTAATCATCTACATCGCTGTCCTTAAGTGCAGCGTAAGCATCTGATTTATCTTGGGTGTCCCCCATCACTTGAAGTGAATAGTAGAGACTTGTCTGGGGACTATCTAGCCACTGCTCTATGAACTCGTTGTTATAGATGACCAAATCCGACCAACTATTCATTGAGTAACCATGCGCAAGCCCAGTGCGATTGAGTAGGGTCATAATCCCATCAACCACCCGCTTGTAGGCATCCCAGCCCACTTCACTAGCGATTTCTACGTCGCCATATTCATAACTTTGTACTCCGAAAGTACCGCTATCCCTATCCACTGCCTTAGCAATGGGAGGCGCGATCTCTGGAGTACAGGTAAAACCATCAAGGTCTTTACTTTTGAAGCTGCAGCTAGCAGTAGGTGCAATAGCAAATGCACGTGTCATCTTGTGGTGACGGGCTACTTCTGCAGCTTGCTTAATACCACTGGCAAACTGTTTGACCAGTTCAGCAGCTGCTGAGTGGATGACCACTCCTTTGTTGTATTCCTCTAGTGCTTGTCCAAAGGAGTCGTAGGTAACCCCGTATCTATGGAGGAGATTAGCCAGTCCCAACATTCCAAGACCAACTTGTCTATCAGTCTCAGAGGGAAGGTACTCTCCAGATTCTCCAACGCCTGTTTGGCTATGAAGTGAGCACAACTCGGACATGCCCAATACAAAAGCACGGGGGATATCGTCGAACTCACAGGCCCCCAAGTTCAAATGTTGAAGTAAGCAAGTGCCCCGGCTGGGCAAATATACTTCTAAGCATACATTACCAAAAATTCTATTACCTTCATCATCGTATCTTACTTTGTTGAGCCAGATGTCTCCGGCCTTGATGTTGTGGAGGAGTTCTTCCTTGAACGTACAAGCCTCCCACCATTCTTCAGTGATGTTGATGCATCGTTTGACCCAAGGTAGTTCGGATCTAGGAGTGCTAATAAACTCACGAGCATCAGGGTGGGATAAATCAAGGTGCAAAACAATGGCACCATTTTTGTAAATGCCACCCCTTCGTAGTATCTCATTTAATGTTGAATAGATTTTACCAAAACTGACAGGACCAGATGCAACAACACCTGACTTCCTGACATAACCTTTAGGGTCTAGTTGTGATAGATGGATAGCACAACCTGCGCCATACCTGAGGGCATGACTAGCGAAGCGCCAGCTGGCCTCAATTCCGTTAGGACCTTCCATCTCATTAGACACCTGGAAAACTGTGCAGCTGACAGGGAGACGTCCAGTAGGATCATCCATCCAGGATTGAACTCGTCCTGTTCGAGAGATTAATTTGTTCATTGTACTAAGTCTTCAAAAGTTGCTTTCTTAAAATTTGGTCCCTTGAGAACCTTTCCGTCGCCTCTATAAATAGGCTTACCATCTTCACCAAGCTTTGACATGTTGGCTTTATGTACACGTCGCATAGCCTCATCGAGATCCCAGTCTTGGGATGCAGCGTATTGGAAGCAGACGTATACAAGGTCAGCTAATTCATTTAGCTGTTCAGCTTCATCTTTATGGTGATAAGCCTCGTGGAATTCACTCCACTCCTCATCGATCAAAGATTTCTGGGTCCCTCTCACTGTCCCACTCGTCATAAGAGAGTAGGCTGAGCGGAATTCCTCCGCTTGGTCCAGCAGTGTCGTGTGGTGTGTTTTCAAGTTCATTCTGTAAATAGTGGATAGCTTTCTTTAGGTCTTCTACTTTGCTGTCCTTATGTCCAGCTCGGCAGATGTATTTGATTGCGTTACCAAGGTGATAGTTAA